CCCCACAGAATATTACCCTACAATGCTCGCCCATTCGGGTGATAATTGAGTCTAGTTCGTGGAATGACATATTCTGGCATTCGTCAATAACAATAACCGCATTTCGTAATGTAATACCTCGAATAAAAGAAGTTGTCATAAAATCAACAATATTTTTAGTCTTTAGTATCTGGTATGCATCTCCTCTACCAAATAGGTCATTGCATATATCTCTGTAGGGCTCTTCGTACACAGAGGACTTTTCGCTCATATTGCCTGGCAGAAAGCCAATATCTCTAGTTGGTACGGCACTTCGAATTATTACTAACCGCTCGTAACAATTCTTTGCCATATCATCAAATGCTAAATAGCATGAGATAAACGTCTTTCCTGTTCCTGCTAGTCCATGTAGTACTAGATTCTTAGTAGATTCAAATACTTTTAATTGGTTTCTAGTAAGCGGCTCTATTTCTCTGAGTTCTAGTCCTGCGCCTGCTATTGTGCGGTTTTTCTTAGCCATAATGCTCCTACACCTTCCTTTGAGTATCCTTTAGCTGTTCCTCAGCATACTCGTAAAGCATCCACGGTATTCCTTGTAGATGCAAGATGCCCGCCCAACGCATTCCCTGCTCGGGGGGTCTCGGTACGGTAAATGGGGTCTTACACCCTTTTACCCAGATAAGTGATGCTACATCCTTTTGCACCACTTTCATAATCTTATAATACTTTAAAAGGCACATTTTAGTCTTTTCATAGATAAAGGGGAACCCGTGACTATCTATAAAATACTTTGTACTCTGCTTTAGTATTCCATTTTGTGTAAATATTGCTTTCTTTAAGGGCTGTAGCGCTTTATGTGGTGTCTGCATTCTGCGTATCCCTAAAGTGGCTCCTGGCATATTCTTATCATCTACTAGCTTCTGGTCTACAAATAATAAACCGTCTGCTAATTCCCAGTTATCTGACCATAGTAGGTATACTGGGAACTTTACTAAATGTAAGGTTTTATATGTTATTACCACTTTTCAAAGACTCCCTGTAGGCTAATCCTTCTTCTCCAGCTATCTTTGTGACGATGAATTTATACTCGTCTGTTTGTTTAAAGTTATCTATAGTTTTCTTACTTTTTGGGTTTGCGCCCTGTACGTCATCACACATAGAGCAAGGCTTTACGTCCTCTCTTCTTCCGTTTAATAAAGACCACCGTACTCTATTCATTTTTGGATCGTTTGCATACATATCCATAAGGCTTCGTTCTAGTACATGGCCTATTTTTACCTGATAAGTCCAATCATTGCAACACATCTGGTAAAACCCATTATAATCTATGAATATTTGCCTCATTGGATGCCAGCAAGGTGCGTTTCGTACTTTATTATTAAAAAAGCCAGCTCTATTATTGAAGTTATAAGCCCAAGTAATCGGTTTCTCTTCCCCCGAATTTGGCAATATAAAGCCAGGCAAATTATTCATTTCCTCAATAGATAAACCATTAGGCTTATAATACTGTTCTAGTGCTTTACCATTTGGCAAGAAAGCATAATCTCTTATACGTTCCTGGTACTCTTCTTTTGTAGTATAAGTATTAAGAATAACCTCATCAAGTTTCTTAGCGGTTTCTGTGTTCCACCATCTATCTATTCTATACCCATTAGTGGTTAATCGCAGCTTCCATTTATCTTTTGATAGCATATCTACTACTTCTAGAAACTGCGGGTGAAGAGTACTTTCTCCCCTACCCGCAAGCTCTATCCACCCACTATAATCTATAGAGCGTAGCTCGTCCATTACTTCCCTTATTACTTCAAAAGACATATGTTTATTCTCATTTGGGTAAGAATCATCTGCCCTAGGACAGAAGCTACATCTTTTATTGCAAAGGCCAGTTAGGTCTAAATCAACTCTGTAAATATTGCTGTGCATATACTTTCTCAAATTTTCCCATTGAGTAATCGTCACCTACCTCAAAGTCGCAACCAACTGCAACCCCAGGTATTGAGATGCCTCTATCCATTTGAATGAAATTTAATAATTTCTCCGTGTAATGATCTACTTCATTATCGGGCACCTCTGCTAAGATGGAGTCGTGTACTAGTGCGAAGATACGTGCCTTCATACCAGAAGTTTTAATGTACGACCCCATATCAATAGCGCCTAGTAAGTTAATATCAGAAGCAGCAGACTGCACCAGAAAATTAAGACCAGACCTAATGCTATGACTCTTGATGCCCGCGTCAGTCGATGCGACATTCGGTAATCTCCTTTTCCTTCCGAAGAAGCTGTATATAAATCCATTAGCAGCAATGAACTTTTGGTTTTCTTCAATCCATGACTTTAACTTATGGAACTCTTTAAAGTAGTCACCGATTACTTCTTGAGCTTCTTGAGGGCTAAAGTACTTTCCAGAATCTTTAGTCACTTGCTCACTGATTTTCTTTGGGCCTGCACCATACATGATACCGAAGGTTACAGCTTTTGCAGCCTGGCGCTTCTCTTTATATAGCTCTGCGACTTGATCTGCTTCGCAGGGTAGATTAAATACTTTCTTCGCAATATTACTATGGAAGTTACCACCGCTACGGAATACATCCATAAGGGCTTTGTCTTCTGCTAGTACTGCTGCTACATACACTTCCGCTGTTGTTAAGTCCATTGCTACAATCTTATGCCCTGGAGCTGCCATAATACAACCCTTTACAATAGGGTTGTCCCGAGGAAGCTGTTGCATATTAAGCTTGCCACTAGAACTAAGACGTCCGCTAGTAGTACTATGAAGATTAAAGCCTGTGCGGAGTCTAGAATCTCTATCCAACTGTGGTATGATTTTGTCCAAATAAGTATTTTTAATTTTGGATTTTTGCCTAATCGCCAATATAAGACCTGGGACTTCGGATTTTTCCGCCAATTCGCCAAGAACCTCCGCATCTGTTGAAGCTGCGCCTGTACCTGTTTTCTTTCCAGTAGGCTGCAAACCAAGGAAGTCAAAAAGAAGAGAGCGGAGCTGCACAGTGCTATTAGGATTAAAAGTTTTTCCATTTATTGCCTCGAACTTTTGAATAGCAGGATTCTTATATAACTCAGCAATTGCCTCATCAATTTCCTTCTGCATAAGCTCTTGAGATACAATTAAGCGATCTCGGTTAAAGGGTACACCATTATTTTGTACATCTGTCAAAAACCGTGATCCTGGGATAAGTATATTATCATACACTTTGGCCAGTTTCTTATTTTGCTTAATTTTTACAAACTTCTCGTATAGAAGAAAGGTACATACCGCATCCATAGCTGCATAGGTTTTCATAGTGTCAAAAGGGATACTATCCCAAGTGAACTGATCTTTTAAAATGCCATGCTCTTTTCGGTATTTATCCATCCAATCATACATTGGCTTCTCATAATCCCCGTAGGGAGTAAACTTAATAGCGAGCTGTTTAAGGCCATGACCGCCTGGGTTCTCATCAATAAGATAATGCAAAAGCATGGTATCTTCAAATCGTGGGAACTTAAAGTTGAAATGGTACTCAAAAAACGCTACGTCAAACTTAGCATTGTGGAACACTACAATCTTTTTCTCGAACAGCTCTTGGAGCAGTCGCTCAGTTTCTTCGTCAAAACACTGTGTATCAATGTACACGCCCTGATCTCGCTGATAAGACAGCGAGATACCTAACATATACCCATCTCTAGGATATAATCCTGTAGTCTCTGAGTCTAGTGCAATATATGGCAAAGGGTAGTCAATAGCAGCCTGAATATAGGCATTCGCTTCTACAGTATCCTGAATACCATAAGCATTATCATTTGTTATAACTACATCTTCGATTTCGCCTTTGATGTACTTAATAATACTATCACGAGAATCTTCCCAGGTACGTCTAGCTTCAGGCTTAAACGCCAGCATCGCAGGATTTATAATAGGCAAGAATTTCTCGTCTACTTTTTTACCAGAATACTCAGTTACTGAATTATTTTTAGTGAAGTACTTAAGAGCATCACTACCTACTAGAATGACATAGTCGTAAACATCAATGTCTATCTTGATATCACAATCGCGTTTCAACACCTTCGTAATCGAAGCGTTAGAACATAGGTGATAGTGGTCGAAATCAAACTCATGGTCAAATTCCGATCTGAAATTAGTCTTGCTTGGCTTAGTCTCTATTAGAGCGACTCTTGGGCTCGTCATTGTTTCCTCTACTTATATAGTTTGTTTAGTAGTTTACTTACTTGTCCCTGAGTTAAAGCCCCAGGATCTGTTCCACTTAAATGAATATTTCTAGTTAATAACTCTGCTGTTTCGCACATAATTTTTACACGTTCAGCAGCCTGTTGTCCTGGATCATCCCCATCAAAGAAGATGTCTATAGTATCCACTCCTTGAATAGAAAGCATACGCAATTTATCCTCATTGATGTTCTTTGTCCCAAAGGTACAAACTGCATTAGTCATACCTTTGTCATGCAAGTTAATCATATCATATATACCCTCTACTAGTACAACACTACCATTGATAGGTTTTACTATAGGGAATAAAGGCATCTTAGCACCCGCAGGCGAGATCATGTACTTAGGTGTACCACCTGTAGTATGTCTACCGTTAAAGGCTACTATTCTTCCTGATATATCTCGAATAGGGAAGTTAATCCTACCTACAAAGTCTGCTCCTGCATTCTGGAATGCTTCAAATCTTTTATATGTTTCTGGCTTTATGTCCCGCCAGTTGCCAGTATAAGTTGTACTATTTTTGGGAAAAGACAAACCAACGCTTTCAGACCTCTTATCTTTAAGTTTCTTTTTCAGAAGTTCTCGTCTTAGTTGTAGTTGGTTTGCCTTTTCCCCAAAATAGGTAAACAAATTACCTTTGTACTCGCAAGAAAAGCACTGAAATATACCAGTGATTCGGTCTATACGCATACTAGGATTTCTATCTGGATGCTCTGGATTAAGGCATGAGACTAGATAATCTCCGCCTTTGGGTATGAAATACACATCTCGTGATTTCAATAACTCTTCTACGTTCATAAGTGCTACCCTTATCCTTTAAAGAATGCCAAAAAAACCCTTCTCTACTTTAGAAACAATATTATACTAAAATAGAGGAGGGAAGTCAAGAACTTTTTTTAGATATCATCAATGCTTTCGCCAGTCTTCGATAAGGAATCATCCCTCTCTTGAGGAGTTTGAGATGACTCAGGCCCGATTTTCAGGCTTTCCCAATCTACTACTGAACTGAATGAAGTCATGGCTCCGTTACGCATTTTCACACAATTGAGGGTAATACAATTATCCTCGTGATCCCAGGTCTCCAACGTGAATGCTGCGTCTGCTGCATCCAAGATACCTTTTGCGAATCGGGCTTCACCCGTTGCATCTGTCTGATAGGGCGAGAATACAGTACATTCGTACTCTTGGGCCATAGATTTCAATGCTTTACTTACTTCGATCTGCTCTGTCCAGTCATACTGACCGCCAGACCTAGAAGGAAGGTTGGATCGTTTTACTTGGTTAATATAGTCAACTACGATAACACCAACATTCAATGCTCTTACCTTCTTATCCAGTTCGGCACGAATCTTAGACAATGTAAGTGACGGATCATAAATAACGTCTAACTGTTGAGTTGGGAGAAGCTCACAGTTATTCTTTAAATTATAATGAAACTTAGCAAAGTCGCGGTCAGCTCTATACTCTTTCAAACGATCTTCCCCATTAACAAATCGAGAGGCCCACCATCCTGCAACCTTCTCCCACTCGCCAAGACTAAGATTCTTAGTCCGAAGTCGGCTAAAAGGAACTCCAGTTGCAATTGAACAGCAGCGCTGTAGGATATTTCTGCTATCCATCTCAATAGTGAAATAGATAGCAGATTTACCACTAGCAAAGACATTTTGTGCTATATTGGCACAAATTACGGATTTACCCGCACCTCTCTTACCACCTACCATCACAAGGTCTCTAGGAGAGAATTGTGTGGATAGGTCGTAATCGGCATTTAAACCGAGAGGGACGTACTTCTCTAATTCCTCTTCTGGCTCGAACAAGTCAATATGTTGCATACTTTCTTGCGGATCTTGTAGGTCAACCTTCTTCTCTATGTCTAGGACAATTTGATGAAGGTGATCTACGGACTCTTGTGCATCTTCAAAAGAGACACTGTTGTCAATATAATCTTCGAGCGAGTTGAGAATCTCTTTTTGAGTATATTCGTTCTTCAGGTACTGAAGAAGCATAGCGGCATCAGCATCAACAACGACACTTTCAACAGCGTATAACTTCTCTCTAGTAGCTGCGTCCCGAATCTCAAGTTTGAGATCATCGAACGTGGGCATTACGTGGAAGCTTTCGCAGTGTTTAGTTATTACTGAATAAAGTGCATGATACTCAGTAGGCAAATAATGCCTATGAGTAACACTCCAGGTCTGAAAGTCCTGGAGCGTTAACACTTTGTTTAGTAACGCACTTGCAATATTAACCGTAATTCTCCCAAATCCGATATGAAACAGCCACGGAGCATAACCCAGTGGCTGCTATTTATAACCTAACTACTAGTATTAACCAGCAGCTTTGACACTCTTAGCCGCACCATCGTAGTCAGCAGCGCTGATACCACGGCGAGTAAGCATTGTCTTAACGCCACGAGCAGTTTTACCAATCGCGTCTGCAATCGCTTCAACAGTCATGCCGTCAATTCCAGTAAGGCCAGCCAAAGGATCTTCCTTAGCGGCAGACTTAGTGGTTTCCTGACGAGGAATGGCATCGATCTCACCAGCACGCAACAGGCTAAGAGCCTTACCGCGTACAGAGTTCACAGTGCGACCCATAGCTTCAGCAATAGCCTCTACAAAAGCGCCGTCTTGTACCATAGATACAAACAATGACTCTTCTTCAGGGGTATAAGTGCGTACACTTTCTACCTTAGGGGCAGGCTTAACGTGGGCAGTCAATTCCATTGACAGGATCTTGCCTTGAATAGACTTAGGTGAGAAAGCGCCGTCTTCAAAGTGACCCGCAATTTCAGCATAAGTATATTCGCCGCTGTTGTCTGTAACGAATGCAGACAGAGTAGCTTCCTGAGCACCAGAAAATGCGCGTGAAGCACCAGCAGAGGCTAGTTCTACGTCGTGGCCCATTTTTCGCAATTTGCTAGAAACAGAACGAGTAGAGGTTTCAAGGTTTTCTGCAGCGTCAGCTACAGTTGCTTGAGAAACGGGGCTTTCGCCACCGATAAAGTTTGTTAATTGAGCGGTACGCTCTTCAGTCCATTTAGGTAATGAGGACATATATTTATTCTCCAGTTAAGATTAAAAGATTAGTTACAATAGTTACGCCAGCAGCTCTGGCCTGTTTAGTTTTTGCGGACTCAATTCCGCTTTCGTTCACTAGAATAGTGACATCCCGTGTCAAGCTAGACTTTACCTCATAGCCCTTCTCCTGAAGAGCTTCGTGAGCAAGGGCTTTCGTTTTATAACTAACTAACTTGCCAGTTATACACACTACACCATTCACCATGGAGGCATTCTGTGGTCTTACAAACTTAAAGTCAAAAGGAAGCATACTTACTAAAGGAAACTCCAGTTGCAGCCATCCTAATAGATTAGCTGTAGACTTCTCACCAAGACCGGCAGCACGACAAGTTTCATAGTTTATATCGTCAATAGATTCGCAAACTACTGCTAGCTTTTGTGCCGCCGTCTTCCCAATAAGAGGAATACTAAAAGCGGGTAATAACACATTTAGGGGAGCCCCTCGGGAGCGATCCAGTTCTTCCTTCAGCTTTACAGCAAGTCTCTCAGAACCAAGGCCGTGTACTAATTCTTCTAGCTCGAACGAATAGATTTCTTCTAGTTCTTGAATATCTAGTTTTCGTATAGTAGCTGGGCCAAGTCCTTTGATCTTTAACGAGCTTGCAAAATGCTCAATAAGTTTTTCTGTTTTCGCACCACAAGAGGCATTACGACAATACAGGAGATAGTTAACGCTTTCCAGAACCGCACTGCAACTAGGGCAGTGTGTTGGGGCTTGGATTGCTATCATCTGGTCTCTCCTGAAATTGAATGTATATTATACGCGTTTCTAAGATACTTGTCAAGAACTATTTTTCTTCAGGTAGATCAACATTTATACGTCGAACTACGCGAGGTATAATTTCCCCTGACCGTATTACTTCTACATGACATCCTATCTCTAGATTCAAATCCCTGATGTATTGAATATTATGCAGAGTAGCTCGACCAACAACAGCCTCCCCAATTACAACTGGTTCTAGTATTGCTACTGGACTAACTACTCCGCTTTTGCCAACCTGCCAAACAACGTCTAACAGGGTGGTTGCAATACCCTCCGCCTGCTCTTTCAGAGCAAAAGCTCCGCGAGGGTGGTGGGCAGTATAACCCAGCTCTTCAAAAGTCTCGTTCGACTTGGTACGAAACACTAGACCATCTGTAGGGTAATCATCCACATTAAAGCGAGTAACTACATTCAGACCCATCTGGTGTAGGACTTCAAGAGAACAAGCATACTCAGGGGCGAGACTGGGTGATGCGTCGTAAGCTACGAACTGTACATCTCTACTCTTGAACTCTTGCAAGTCCTTAAGATTCAATGCACCCGCAGCGTAGTTACGAGCATTAGGTATACTACTTGGGGCAACGACTTCTCCAGTAATCTGAATAAGCTGTCTAGCACTAATCTGATTAGGGACTAGTAACCGTATCTTATCAGTAATATCTCTACCGTGTATGCCATCACCCCTAGTTAGCGCAATCTTCAATAATCCATTAATATAGAGTATTGATACAGCAGCACCATCAAGCTTAGGTGTTTCTATGCAATCAGCAATATCCAAAGGAGCTTTCGATAAATCGAAACACTTCTGTAAAGAATACATCTGATACGCATGAGGAACAGCATCAGTAACTTCATAGCCAACAGTTTTATAGTTGTATTTAGCAGCTAAGAGATCAAATGAGGCATCCGAAATAATCGAGTTACCTTCATAATAGAACTTACTTGCCTTATCTAAGAAGTCGCGCATGGTCTTTTTCCTAATTTTGAAATGATATTATACGCGACTTTAACCTTCCCGTCAAGAACTATTTATACATATCCTGAAGTAAATCAGAAAAATGTTCTTCAATAACACTTTTCGACTCTGCCAAGGATAGTATTTCTACTAGCCCAGCGAAAAGCTCTCTGGAGTTATTGAAGTCTAGGGGCATCGCGACGCCTTCAGGTGTGGGCTTCCATTCCTCGTCAAAATCCATATAGTACTTTCGGAGATGCAGATATTCTACTCCTCTGAAAGTATTTACGGTTAACCTTACTTGAACTTCTTTTACTGTATCATAATGAACTACACGGGAATAGGCTTCGGGAGCCTCATGTAGATCCATTACCGTCTACCTTCATTCTTTAGAATGGAGGAAAGCGGTAACACACTTGAGATGTTTCCAGGTTTTAATAATCTGTAGGAGTCCGTATCCCAACAGAAAAAAAGCAAAGTATCATCTGTCTCTGTAGCTCGATTCTTTTTTCCTTGAATATAAGGAGTACTAAAATCAAGCGTACAAACATTGTACTTTAGCTTATTTGATTGTTCACTACGATAAGTAATTATGGCATCACCATATTCACGCACGAGGTGCGCTAGTTCTTGCTTTTTCACTGTAGCTCCTTTGGTAGCAGTTTAGCAACAATAATTGCAAACGTGCCTACTCTAAGGTCATTTCTACAGGTACAAAAAAACCTCTATTGGGCGAACCCAATAGAGGGTGTTTCACTAGTCTGCTGAGAGCAGGGAGGTGAAGTACTGAGCCGCTTTGCCGGTCAACTTAGAGATAATCTCTTCATCAACAGGTTTCCCCGCATCAGTAATTGCAGCTATCAACGCTTCTGCGGCAGCTACTTTGGAGACACGAGTGCCACCTGTAGATGCTGCTGCACTGGTTGCTTTAGCTGCTGGGGTTTTCTTAACATAGACGCCAGCCTTTGTTAGGATCATGCGAACGCCGTTAGGCGATTCGTCGAGTTCTTCTGCGATGTCTTTGACAATCTCCATTGATGTTTCTGGAGTTGGGTCTTGCGCTTCGTATAATTCAATTGCTTTTGCTTTGCTTTCGTCTGTCCAAGCCATTTTTTTAGTACCTTTATTGGTGGTTGATTTATTACGCCCTGGGCAGCTACCCAAGGCTTTAAGTTGTGAAAGGTAGAATCTTTCTCCCATGCTATTCCCCTAAATTTGAAAAACTATTATAACTTAAATTTAAGGAAGCTGTCAAGAATTATTTTTGTAATGCTTCTAGGTTTACGCCATACTTTCGCAAATGTTCTAGCTTACCTAGTTCATACGCGGGTGTATACGCATTAAACCCACCTGCAGTTACACTAGTAAAGAAAGTATCTTCACTATTTATTCTCTGTATAACATATATTGAGTAACATGGGCACCCATACTTATTCTCATAGTCTACGGTCTTCAAGCCAGGCTTGTTCTCTTGGTATTCTTTAGTTAGCTTAGAACCTACCATTACCGCACTATGGTATGTGGCAGACCATGCAATCTCACCTTCCTTGAAGTCTTCGGATACACACTCATCTGGAAAGTAGTTTACTTCTTTTCTTTCCTCTGCTCCGGTAGGACGTTGTGGGACTCCAACTCTTTCAAGTAACGATCGCACGAATCCTGCGCTTCGAAAAAGCCTTTTCGATATATCTGTAATAGTTTCGCCTTGCAGGTAGTCTGTAACCGCTTCAGCAATCTCTGCATTGCTTGCAGGCTTGCCACGGTTTTGTGACTTACGAATTTTAACATATTCTTTCTGTTCTAAGTGACCACTGATAATAGCTGCTAATCGCGTAGTATTATACGCGATATTGAGCATATCACATGCCTCTTTCTTTGTTATAGGTTTAGTAGAAGTGTCCTGCGGGTATAACATAGTGTTTACTTTTTCTATGTTCGTCGCTGTCAGGTTCTCGTAGTCCTTCTTCTTCACTGTTCTTTTCACTTAACTTCACCTCCAATTTAAACATTAAACAGCATATTGCATGGGCTAAGTGGTCTAACCCAGTTTCTTCATCATACTCCTCTCCATCTATGTGGGCGAATATGTGACGCAAGGCTGCGCCGCTGTAGCGATTTTGAAGGTTGTCAAGTTTTTTCCAGTTATGTTCATCATACTTGGCTGCACCAAACGTCAGCACTTTACTTACTTCTAGTAACGCTTTTGGAGGAAGTAGGTACATCTTAGGCTTCTCTCCATCATACTTTCTACCCTCTGGAACGAACTTTGGGAACTCTCCGCTGGGTGCTACGTTAATCCATTTTTCTTCCATTACTATTCTCCTTCCTTAAACAACTCACTCAAGCTAGGAAAGTGACCTGCGATTATATCCCAGCACTTAGCCGCAATAATGCTATGCTCTAGTTGAGTGCCGTTAGCCATTCTAAGTTCACAATAATGTATCCAAGAACGAAGAGTACCGGCCATATAAAGAGTTGTTTCAGTATTCCCTTCAGGGAGAACTGCTCTAGCTTGTTCTTTAGCGATTCCATTGTCTAGTGCCCATGCGTATGTCTCTTTTGCACTGTTTATAAGTGCCATTTGTTTCATACTCCACTCTTCTGCTAAGGCTTTATTGTCCGTAGCATAGGAGTTTTGTCGATTCTTTTTATCCTGCAGCCTAGTCTCTCGCGTTTGAAAGTCTTGTGCTACAGCATACCGTTGGCTAAACTCTTGAAAAGAGAATGAGCGGTGGCGTAGAATCTGTCTAGAGATATCGCGTGTAGTCGTAATTGACATAGTAATAGATACCATCTCAAACGGACTAAAGTGATTCTCTTTAATTAAGTACTTAATTAGCTTACTAGCTGTATTAGTATTATTTTGGTTCGCAGGGTTACTTACTCTAGCAGTATATGCTATAAGCTCGTCTGCTGTACTGCACCCAGTAGCTGCACTGGGTTTAGTCATACCTATTAAACTTACGTTACTCATATTTCTTCCTCTAAACAATAATAAGGGCCAGAGTCTGGGGCTTGATACCACCATCGTTCCTCTGACGCATTAGGACAGCGAGCAGGCATTCCATACCCTTCAGTGCTAAGATACTCTCCACAGTTGGGGCATTCTTCGCTATATAAAGATGTCAATATAGAGTTTGTCTCGCTCATTTTCTTGTGATCCTTTTATCGTAGTCCGCATAATCGTCCGACCACCATTCCGGTCTTTCCCTATATTTCCAACTGGCAAAGGTGGCTTTATCAAGGTGGTAGTAATTCCTATACGATTGTATAGGGTTATCGTAGTCTTTAAGTTCATCTGGCATTGCTAGTCCGAAGGTTGTGAATCCGACTCGCTGCATGTTTTTTGGTTCTGGCAATTTGTTGACGACATCGACAATCGACTTATGGTCTTTTCCATAGCGATAGCGATATTCATCATTAAGAGCATTACCATAGCAGTGTGTCCATTCAAAGTTATCTAGTGATGATCTCACCCAGATAGTACAAGGGTGATTGTACATCATTGGTAAATAAGGTGTAAGAGGTCGCTCTTCAAGAGGAAGACTCTTAATTGGTTTTTTGAGAGCATTCAGTTTATCACTCTCTGGTTTGGTAAGTGCACGGGGCACAAAACCTAAGTGCTCGTCAATCCAGATAGCAGTACACATAAGCTGTGCTACTTCTAGCGGCATCTTAACGATATGCTTATCTACATGGGCTTCTGCACATTTTTCGAAGTCCTCGTCGAGGTAAAATAAATTCATCTGGTACTCTCTAAATTTGAAATAGTATTATACTAGATTGAAGGTTTTTTGTCAAGACTTAAATTCTGGACGCTTAGAGCTTATCCCCCAGCTTTGCTCCGTCTTTTGCAGGCTGTCTTGTTTTATCCCAGGCTGCTTCTTTAAGTACTATCTGTTGGTAGGCTTCTGGTATTGGCCCAATCATATGTACGTTATCTCTTTCTAGTAGATCGGAAAATAGCTTCTTCTCCACTGAGATAGTGTGTGCTGGATGCCCTCCTAATTTATCATTGTAGCTAAAGTATTCAGGACGAAGTATGGGAATATGCCAACTGCTGGCTACATTCACTACTCCATGCTTATTGTCGTTATATGTGCCAGCCGTGTGAAAGAAGTCAAAATTTATCAAAGTTATACTTGCAAACTCACACTCAGGGGTATTGCATAGCCAATGAGCTGTTACCGCACCCGCAGAGAGTCTTCCCACAGTGTCCCCGTAGCTAGATCCAATGCTTTTTATCGTGGCGGGATCGTACATCTGTATGTACTCATAGTTAGGGAGGCTAGGCTCTACCTTACCGGCCCATCTGCCAGGGTTATATAGTACTTTAGCTTCTTTAGGCCAGTAGTCTCTCATTCCTTGACGAAATGCACCAGTAGACCATATGTCTGTTCTAGTGCCTAACTGTTTAGGGTATGGGTCTGGTACTCCTTTTCCAAAACGTAGTACTAAATCATAGCTGTCTATCAGCTCTCCGTTATGTTTGTCTAGCGCACTTAACGAGTTCCCTACTAAAATTATATTCTTACCACGTATTAGATCGTAAAAGGTCAAGATATTCCTCCGCGAAAGGCTCGTTTCTATATTTTTGGTGTATAGGGGTTCCGTCTGTAAAGTGTACAGCTACTGGGTCTGCATCAGGGTGATAATATCCAGCCAACCAGTTATAAGTCTCTGGTAGTCGGCCTAGTTTATCTGTCCATCCGAATCTATGTAACCAAGCAGGTGTTTGACTATTAACTGCTTCGACTGTTAGTTTTTTATTATCCTCATGCGAACAATTAAATAGCATCATGGATGACCACCACTTTCTAGGATACCATTCATTCTTATTGTTTGAGAACTTTACGTCTTCTCTTACCATCTTTATAAGGTGGTGTACTACTGATATAGCCGTGTCTTCCTGGTAGTGGCCCAGCATTTGCATAGGGGATTTTCTCCATAGAAAATCACTATCACAGAACAGGGCCATGCCTTTGTAATCGCATAAGAAAGGCACTAAGAAGCGTGTATATGCAAATTCTGTAGAACCGTCTTCAACCCCGCGATCATATCCATAGGTCTCTTTTAGTACTCTCCTGTCCAAAAGCTCAACAGTAAGCCCAAATCTTTCTAAGGACTTAACGCATACTTCTGTATTTTCGGGTTGAGTGCTGTCGTGACCTACAAATATTCTCATGGCTTGGTTGCTTCTTCATAGTAAATGATGATCTGATTCTGTTGATTAATAAAGCGCCTTAACTCCGCTATATTAAGAGAGAGGTTTTCGTAGTCTTTGATACTGATGGAGATATAAACCAGCTCTCCATTCTTCTTAGTAAACTCTGCGGCAAATTCCTCAAAGTTATCCTTTGTAACTACATATATTTTTACATCGTTAAGCTGTACTGGCTTTGGTCTTACTACTGGTGGAACTAATGTTTTTACAGTATTAGTTACTGTTATTATTTTCGGTTCCTGTACCTTCGGCCACAGGCTGCACGACGATAGGAGTGACATCGTTAGTAATGTCAACCCAAATTTTGTCAGTTGCATTTTGCATCCTCGTCTGAACAAGCCCTGGCTTTTTAAGGGCCAAGGCTGTCAGGTTATGTCTTTGCAAAGTATTACGAAGCTCATCTCCGTATCTTTCTGCGTTTTGTAGAGCGCTTTGTAGCTGGTTATTTAACTCTGTATTCTTAGCGGCTTCGTTAGTTAGCATTGTTATACTAGCCTCACTTATTTGTACCGCTACTTCTAGCTTGGCTGCATTCTCTCTGAGAATAGCAATGTCCTCTTGCACACTTTCGTAGTAATACTTAAAAGCGGCTGTTTCTGCCGCTAATAATAGTACTAGTACTCCTGCTATTTTAAACCACATTTTCCAGTCTCGTCATCAAACGCTCGGCTCGATTTCCTACTTGGCGATACCAAACAGAATCTCTACCTTCGTCTGCTGCTTCTGACCAAGCTCCACAGTCAAGTGCTTTCTTAAAGTTCTGGAACTTTGAGAGTCGAGGCCGTCCAAGATTAAATAGCATGTTTACTAAGATCTCTTGGACTTCCTCTGGAAAACCATCCCATTTATCATATAGAACAGCACACTCAGCTATAGCAACTCCAAGGTCGTGTTTAAACGCAGAATTTACCCGTTCGTGGGTAACAACTGATCCTATTGGCATACCCTTTTCTGGATCGGTCTCTAGTACTAAGTGACCTATTCCGAATGTAGCATAACCGAGATGATCCTCGTATATCTCGTATTTAACTCCCTCATCAATTTCTAACTGCTTTTGTACTTTATCTATATTCATACGGTCTAATATCTCCTATTAGTTTATGCTGGCGAAATATATCATAGCAAAGGGAATTGTTATAACCCCTAATGCCGTTACAGTGTTACAGAATAAACACGTTGCTCTGTGTTCAAGTATACTTCTCACTTTATCTCCATTTAGCTTGAGCTATGCTCGGTTAGTGGGGTGGAGTTATAGTCCTCCTGGACTTTTCTTTGCTAGTTTAAACTCTACTGAACCTCTTCCTGGTGGAATGATAATGTGCAGTACATCAAATAGCTTCATTATTTTCTCTACCCACCACTCTGGAGGGTGTAGAGAGATGTGGGCGTTTCTTCCATCTGCCAATATTGATAATGCCAACTTACAATTTATGGAAATGTATCCGCCCACCATTATTACTCTTTGTAGATCTAAAAGTACATCGTCCACTAACTCTGGCTC